CATATGCATACTGGTAAAATTCATCATTAAAACTCTGATCTGTACCAACACCCACAGTAGGTTTTAAATACTGTTTGGATGGAAAGGATGATACACTAATTCCATCAGGGTCATTGATTGCAAGGGGTTTTGTTCCAAGGTGTTGCTCCTCTGAAAAATTGTCACTGTAATTATATATATGTTTTTGGTAACTTTTAGAGATGATATCATGGACAATCAATTCAGATGAAAATATACCTGTCGCATAATTCCACACGGTGTCGGGGGAGCCGGTTATTCTGTAACTTTCAATCGCAGACAACTCTGCCAAGATATCTCTTACACCATCTTTCGTTCGTGTTCCTGCTGTACTGCTTAAATATGACATGACAGGTGTTTGAGCGTACATATTCCCAAGAGTTCTGAAATTGAACCCAGAGGTACTTTCCCAGAAGAAATATGTTGATTGATTGAATTTCTCTGATACAGCATTCTTCGTTGCGATATCTATGACATCAAGAGGTTTTACATTTGGTGCAATTATCTTTTTCTTGTCAGCACTAGGTTCAGAGTACAATTTTTTATCGCTGTCTAGGTCAGTTTCTACCATCGTTTGAACGATATCTGAATATGATCCTACTAGTGTTCTTCTAACTCTGGCTCTTTGATTGATCACAAATTCTCTTGAACAGAATGTCAAAGTGGTGGCTTGAACGCCATTACCAATGTCAACCCTATCATCAATACTTGTAACCACGAATGGTTTTGATGAGTAGTCAATTGTATTCTCACCACCCTTTAAATTTGGTGTTGCAATTTTGAGTCTAAGGTATTCTTGTCCAATGATAGGACCGAAGGATGCTAGGTTGAAAGCATCTTGGATTGTCATAGTCCCTGTTACGGTAAGTTGGTCTATTCCCTCAAATATTGTAAGTCCCATAATAGACGCCTTGAGTCCAACTACCTTGCCTGTAGTCAAAACCAAATCACATTGGATAATGTTAAACTCACCACCACTTTTAAGTTCTGTTTGTGCCACTCAACTAATCCTCTGTATTAGAAACCAATGCCTCAAATTCCTCTACAAACTGTTCCAAATATTCTGGGTCCAACAATCGTATCTTCCTGAGTACGTCCTGCTTTTCTTCTTCATATTCTCTATTTGTGACCAGTGTTGCATCTGCAATAGTGTTACCATTAACATCTATGTTAGTAAGACCGATATCTATCTTTTTTGTGATGTCACCCGACACCTGATTAATTTCATAGTGGTGTGTTGCATTTACATTGTCATACCTCTCAGCAAGATGTGCAAGAAACTGTCTAGTGTTCATGGGCCACTGGTGATACCTGTCTGTGATGTTATTGACCAATAGGATCACCCAATGATACTCTGCATCATCATAATACTTATGTGCAATCATCTCAGGTGTCTCGCCATTCCTAACATCATAGGTGTCAAATAGAGATACGGTTTCACTTGCTTTACTGTGTAATGCAACACGTTTGAGTAGGTGTGTAACTATTTTTTCATCACCATTACCAACAGCGTCATAGTAAATTACTGGGAATTGGGAAAAATACATCTTAGTACCCAGCCTCTACAAGAGTTCTATCCATGATTTCCAGTTCTTGAAAGGATAGACTAATGGTTGTTTTCTGCGGGGCTACGCCATCAAGTTCAGCAAGCATATCTTCATTATATGTTACAAACTTGTCCCCACCATACGATACATCCATTGTCTTTAAATAACATTTACCAATTTTATTGATGTATTGATTCTGTGAATTTATATGCATGTATTGAATTGAGAATACATCAGGAATGGTCATCTCTCTTGTGCTGCCTGAAGTTTTAAATGTGGGAGACATACCAACTTTAAACTCTTTTATGATGTCATGAACTATTTTTGTTTCTGTCCTGTCTTTTGGAATGAATGTGAAAGAAAAAGAAAATGACCTTCTACCAGTGCCCCTAAACATCATCTCTGTTCTGGGTGTAATAATTGCACCCTGTTCAATTGCATACAAATCCTTTGCGCCGGGAATAACTTTGTCAATCATACCCACACCCAGTTTTTCAAGACCTGTTCCCATCAGACCAGCTTGTTTAGAAAATGAGTCAAATCCAAGTGTTCCTTCTTGATAATCCTTAAACAACCCATAGAGCGCTTCACCCATCACACCAATCTCACCCTCACTGTAATCCATATTGTAACTGACATTGACAGAAGGTGGCATATACAATCCGATAGCGGTTCCAGTTCTTTGAACATTCCTGCGTTGCAATAGTAGTGATCTACTTGTGCCATTAGGTCCAGCACCACCCGTGGCTTGAGACTGAGCAGCTGCTCCATCTGCTTCGTCTTGCATTTTTGCTTGTTTTTTTCGAACAGCTTCTTGATGTACGCCGTTGGGGAGGGTAGCAAGGGCTTGATGCCAAGTAACTTTTGGTGCATGTTTTGCTGGTTTAACCTTTGCACCCGACACAGAATGACGAGCAAACAGGATATAACTTGCTTGGTGCATGTTAGTACCAACATCAGAGGGATACAGAAGAATTGATGGTTCTGGATTAAAATTAGTTTGTAGAGGACTAGACCCAGAACTAGAGGATGAACCACCCAACCCCGACCTTAGACTACTAGCAACTCCACTAACAAAACCTGTTGCAGCACTAGCTGCTGCGTTCTTTGCGATGTTTACGAAAGCGTCTCTTAATGCCATGTCTAAATATCCTTATTACTCTAGTGGAACTATTTATAAGATGTCATACAAAGGTCGATACACACCAACCAAACCCGAAAAATATAAGGGTAATTCACAGAACATAGTTTATCGTTCTCTCTGGGAACGTAAGTTTATGGTATACTGTGATAACAGCAAATCCATAATTGAATGGGGTAGTGAAGAGATCATTATACCCTATTTATCACCTAAAGATGGCCGTATGCACAGATACTTTCCAGATTTCTATATCAAGGTCAAACAGGCTGATGGTGCGATTAAGAAGATGGTAATTGAGGTTAAACCAAAGGTGCAGTGCAAACCACCCAAGGAACCCAAGAGGCGAACCAGACGATGGATGAATGAGGTTATAACCTATGGTGTGAACGATGCTAAGTGGCGATATGCAACAGAATGGTGTGCAGATAATGGTATGGAGTTCAAGATTTTAACTGAAGATCATCTGGGTATTTCGTATAAATAGACATATGGCAATTAGTAAATACATGCAAGCAGTTAAGGATGAGGCAAAGGGTCGCCCAAAATCTACTGCTTGGTATAGAGAAAAGATCAAAGAATTTGGTACACCAAGTTCACTTGACCTCATACGGGATGGTAAGAGGAACAACAAGCCGTTCTATGGTAAGTTGAACATGTTTATGTATGACCCAAAGTTCAAGAAGACCCTACCATACTATGACACATTCCCACTGGTACTGCCACTAGAAATGTATTCAGACGGGTTTCTGGGTATCAATCTTCACTATCTACCAATTCCCCTGAGAATTAAGTTGCTTGATCGTTTGGTAGATTATTCAAACAATACCGCATTTGATTATACAACAAAACTTATTGTTGATTATCAGAAATTAAAAAGCGTAAAACTTATCAAACCAACCATACACAAATACCTTGCTGGTCAAACCAAGTCACAGTTTCGTAGGATTGATGCAGATGAATTTACAATCGCAACTCTCCTACCTGTACAGAGGTTTAAGAAAGCAAAAGCATCAGAGGTATGGGCAGATTCGAGGGGAATGATCTAATGGCTACACTAGCAAATTTTGTAGAATCAACCGCATTTGGTGTGATTAATAATTTCCTATCAGAGTTCCATAGTGATAATGGATATGCACTACCAAGCCGGTATGAGGTTATTATAACATCCCCTGCTGCGGGAGATGCTCGAAAGGTTTCTATGCGATGTGAAGCTCTTGATCTGCCGGGGAGAGCTCTTAATACGTCAGTAGACAGCAACATGTATGGTATTGCCCCAGAGATTGTTGACGGTATTACATTTGGTGGTACACTCTCAATGACCTTCCAAGCAAGTAGTGACCTAGAGGAAAGAGTATTCTTTGAGAGTTGGCAAGAGATGGCATGGGACAAGGGAACGTGGAATGTCAAGTACTATAGGGATTACATTAAAGAAATTGAAATCTATGTCCTTGATGTAAAAAATACTCGCCGTTACGGAATTAAACTTATGGAGTGTTTCCCAAAAGAGATTGGTCCATCATCTTTTGATGCGGGTCCAGCTAGTGATATTATAAAAATACCCATTACCATGCAGTATAGATACTGGGAAACACTTGACATCACTAACCAACCACCTAACCTTATGGAGAAGGTTCTTGATACAGTAATTACAGGTGCAGAACGAACAATTAATGCGAACATACCGAAAGTGTTAAGCAGACTCGGTTAAGCAGATTATGATAAAGGATGAAACATTATGGCGTTACCTAAACTACAAACTTCGGAGTACACACTAACACTACCATCAACACAGGAGGAAATTAAATTTAGGCCATTCTTGGTCAAAGAGCAAAAGATTTTGATGATTGCTCAAGAATCTAATGATGAACAAGAAATAACTGATGCTATGGCGAATTTGATACATGCTTGCACCTTTGGTGCTTTGGATGTTAATAATGTTCCAATGTTTGATGTCGAATATGTGTTTTTACAAATAAGATCAAAATCTTCTGGTGCTGTTGTGACGCTAAGTGTTATATGCCCAGATGATGAGGAAACTACGGTTGAGGTTAAAATTAACCTAGACGAAATTCAGGTACAACGTACTGTAGAACACTCACAAGAAATTGAAATCACAAAAGATATCAAATTGAATTTAAGATATCCACGACTGAAAGACCTTAAAGGGTTAAATGATAATTTTGGTGAATTCGAACAGTCTATGATTATGGTTTATGAATGTATCGACAGTGTTGTTAATGGAGAGGAAATAATCACCAGAATTGATATGACACAGGATGAAATTACAGAATTTATTGATTCGTTTAACACAGAGCAGTTAGAAAATGTGATGAAGTTTTTTGAAACAATGCCAAAATTGCGACACGTTATTGATGTTACCAACCCGAAGACAAAGGTAAAGAGTGAAGTATTGCTGGAGGGGCTTGAAAGTTTTTTAGAATAGGGCTGTCTCATGACTCTGTGGAGAATTATTATAAACAAAATTTTGCAATGATACAGCATCACAATTGGAGTTTAACTGAATTGGAGAATATGATACCGTGGGAGAGAGAAATATATTCTGGTTTATTGGTACACCATTTAGAGGAAGAGAAAGCGGAGTACGAAAAACAAGAAAGAAAAAACAGGAGCTAGTCAAATGAGCGAAGAAGAAATCAGAAAATCAAGTTACCATCCAGCAGATACGAATGGTGATGGTGATGTATCCAAAGAAGAACATGATATGTTCTTGGAATTCAAACGCAAAGAACTTGAGGATGCTGATGCAATGCGTGATGCACAACGTACAATGGCATGGTACTCACTTGGTGGTATGTTGTTATATCCTGTTATCGTAGTCCTTGCAACAGTCTTCAATATGGATCAAGCAGCTAAGATTCTTGGTGATATGGCGGGAGTATACTTCATTGCGGTTGCTGGTATCGTCGCAGCGTTCTTTGGCGCACAAGCACTTACGAAAAAGAAATAAGGAATAAGTCATGGCCGATTTAAAAGATGTTATTGATAAACTAACAAATGAGGGTGAGCTTGTTCGTGACAAGGGCGCACATTCTATTAGATCAGTCAAAGAAATTATACTCAGTAACCAAGAAACGCCTGCACAACGAAAACAAGATCGGGAAGATACAAGAAATTTTCAAAATAGTTTACTATCTAAGATGGCCGGGGCGGCTGGTGCTGATGGTGGTGCCGTTCCGGTCGATAAAAAAGCTGGTGGCGCATTTGCTGGTATTGCCAAAGGACTAGGTGGTCTGGGTAAAGGAGTAGGTAAAGCTATCGGCGGATTCATGTCGGGCGCTGGTAATATTGCTGCAGCGGGCAAATTCGCAATTGCTTTCCCACTATTTGGCGTTGGAATTGCTGGGTTCGCCATTGCGCTCGGCGGGGCGATATATGTAATTTCAAAGATGATGCCTGCAATTGCTGAAGGATTAAAAAAGTTTGAACCCATAAATGGTAAAAACCTAATCGATGTTGGTTTGGGTATGGTTGGTCTTGGTGCTGGATTTGCTGCAATGGGTGCCGGAGGGGCCATCGCAGGTGTAGGTAATTTAATTGGTGGTATTGCAGACGGTATTGGGGGACTGTTTGGTGCAAAGAGTGGCGAAGAAGCCATCATGGAAAAGTTAAAAAAGTTTAGTAAGGTAAAACTTGATGGCAAGAGCATT